CGAACTAGTCCAATCGAATAAAGCCCCCGCGACGGGCGGGGGCAACGAATAGGTCTGGAAATCCTGGCTTCCCGCGAATCCTGCCCCGTTTCGGGGACAGGATTCGCGTTTCACCAATGGCGGGGACGGGACTCGCAACTGGCGACCCGCAAACAGAACGCAATCCAATCGACCGTTTGCTTGTGCACGACCTATCCCGACCGCATAACCAGATTACCCCCCCCCCCCCTCACGAGCTGTCTTTCCCGCGCTGCGCAGACCCCCAGTTAAACAAGAAAAAACTTTCCTTCGCATGGATGCGAGCCAAAATAGGTGCATCCATGTTGCTCACTGAATTTCTCGAAACCACATATAAGCCTTTAAGACTCCGCGGAAAGTCTTTGAACAGCGTCCGCCTGTTGCTCCACGCCATCCGGCAATTTTCCCTCTGGCTGAGACGCCCAGCCGAACTCCTCGACTTCGACGACCTGATCGTGTCGCAGTTCCTCGAGGCGAGATCCGCGAAGGGGCTTTCGCCCTGGTCTGTAGAGCGGGAGCGGAACGGGCTCCTGGCCCTATGGCGTTGCGCCGCCGATCGCCGGCTCGTCGAGATGCGGCCCAACGTGCAGCCCGAGGTGCTACCCGAGCGGGAGCCGCGGGCCTTCACGGTCGAGGAGCTCGAGGCGCTGTATGCCGCCGCCGAATCCACGACCGGATGGGTTGGACCAGTGCGGGCCTCCGCCTGGTGGCCCGCGCTCATCATGTTCCTCTACGAGTCTGGTGAGCGCGTAGACGCTGCCCTTCACATCCCGATGGATTGCTACGAACGCCCGTTCATGCGGGTTCCGGCCGGTGTCCGCAAAGGGAAACGTAAAGAGCGTTCATACGAGCTCACGCCCGCCACCTGCGACCTCATCGACATTGCCGCCAAGAACGACGAGCCGACGGTATTCTTTTTCCCCTACGACGAAAGCACCCTCTACAACCAGTACGGAAAGATCACCGTCCGTGCTGGCCTAGGGAATGGGCGCGACGTAAAGTTTCATGCTATCCGTAAGTCGACGGCGTCTCACCTGGCCGCCGCTGGGATGGACGCCTGCCAAGCGATGGGGCATTCCAGCGATAGGGTCACCCGTCGCCATTACCTCTCGCCCAAGATCGTGAACGCAGGAAAGCCGAAGGTTATCGACGCCTTGCCTAAGATTCACCCGCCGGAGGGGCCGCGCATTCATCGGATTGCGTGACCCGCCACGCCGTCCGACCGATCCGCCGGCCGCGGAGGTGCTTGCCCGTAAAGTGATAGATATACCCGCGCATCCGCCCCGTGTTGTGGTCCGGCCGGATGCCTTGCGCCGCCGCGACCGTATTCCATTCCGGCGGGAGCCAGGTTGCCGGTGCCGCTCCCGAGTGGAGCAACAGGGACAGACAGACTTGTTCGGGTAGCCGTCGCGGATTCCAGCCGCGCCGCTGCCCGCAGTCGCGCAGCCGCGCGAACAGCCCCGCGTGTTGCTGGGGGCCGTACAGAAAAAACCCGCCGTTTAGATGGTGCGTGTCGGGGCAGGGCCGTAGCCCCGTCCATTCCGCCCAGGCCCGAACGCATTTGTCGCGGTGCTTGGAAATCGCGACGCCGTTCAAATAGCCTATGTCCGCGGGGTCCGGCGGGAACTGGCAGGCAGAAACGACGCCGATATTCTCTACCGGGACCAGGTCGAAGGGGTCCGGCGCGTCCTCCCGAATCAGCATATCCGCGTCAAGTTGTAGAACGCGGTCGAAATCGCAGAGCCGGACGGGGACGAATGCCTTTTGCCAAAAGATATGATGCGGCGCGAGCGCGTTCCGTAGCTCGACGAACTCGCAGCCCCATCGGGCGGCCGCCGCTTGGAAACTGCGCCGGCTTTCCGGATGGAGCGACCGGCCGCCGACGTTCAGCGTAGCCAGTGCCTTTTTCACGCCGCGACCTCCGCGCGAATATGGCCGATCGCCGCCGCCACCTGGTCCGGCGTTGGCTTAATCCCGAGGAACGCCACCAGGTCAACGACGACCGCGGCCGTATGGTTCCGCATCGCTTCCCAAGAAACCCGGCAGACGCTCGACTCCGGCAACGTCTCCAGGAACGATTCCCGCTCCGCCCATAGCCAGCGCTGGACCGCTTCCGCCTGTTCGTCCGAAACCGCCAGCCATCCCCGAGCCAGCCGGCTACGCCTTTGCAGGCTCTCGACGCTTTCCTCTAGGGGACGATCACAGACGACGACACGCAGCCCGTCGCCGGCCGCCGCCACCAGTTCCGGCCCCATAGCGCATAGATGGGGGTATTTGCCGCCGGCAAGGGGCCGCGACGCCAACCGCTTCCGGACCCAGCCCGACAATTGCCGCGCCAACTCCAGGCGGTCCATTCCGATTTCCGTCGCCGGGAACCGGGCCGCGCGTTCACAGATAGCCGCCAGGCCGACCGCCTCGCCGCCGCCGCCGTGCCGACCTTCCCAGCCCCCGAGCCGGTCGCCCATCGACACGCCCAGTTTATGCAGGACCATAGCCGTGGCGCTCGACCCGGACCTATGGAGCCCCATGACCGCAACGAAACGCCGCTCCGCCGGGGACGCCGGCCGCTTCCCGTTCCACCAGCGCTCCGGCGGGGTCTTCCCGGATATGTTCGACTGCCCGGCCGCCTGCCCGCACAACCAGGACGCCGGCGCGTAGTATCCGGCGGATTCCGCCTTATGCAGCCGCCCGTAGTGGTGATCGATATGACAGGCATTCCGCCACTGGTCCGCCGCGTTCAACCAGCGGTATAGCTTGGTCATACCCTCCCGGCCCCGAACCGCGTAAGCATGGGTCCGGTTGACATTTGACGCCCGGACGACCAGGGGATTGCCGGGGACCGCCAGCGCCGGCCGGAGGTGCTGCCCGCCCAAATACGCCTGGACCCAATCGGCCGGGAGCGCCGCTAGGTACGCTTTCGCCTGGTCCGCGAACCCCTCGCAAAACGTCGCGTCGTCTTCGAAAATCAAAACGCTTTCTTCCCCCGCGTTCAACGCGTCTTCAATGATCCGAACGTGGGACCGATAGCACCCCCAGGCGCCGCCGCCTTGCCGCCACCAATCCGGGTGCCGGCATTGCTTGCCGTCGATTGCCGAAACGACCTCTATTTCCCCGAACGGGAAATCAGCGGGGACGCCAGCGAAGAACGCCGCCAGCCGGTCCGGCCGCCGCTCCAGGGAAACCACCGCTACACGGTCAAACATAGCCCGCCGCCCTCGCGTTTTTGATTGCCGCCTTTACCAGTAGCCGCGCCGCCGGAGCCAGGAACGGTATTCGGCGCTTCCGGCTTTCCTCGCGCAGCCATCCAACGACGGTTTCCAGGTTGTCGGCGGTCCATTGCACTCCGCGCGCGTCGCATTCCCGCGCGCGGGCGTTGCACTTGCACGACGGGGAAGACCGTATACCGATCCGCCAGAGTAGCTTTTTTAGTTCGGTTCCCGCGCCGCCGCCGGGGGCCGGCTTCGCCGCCCGAGGGTATGCCGGATGGCCAACGTCGACCGTAATTGTGTCGCCGTCGCGCGAGACAATGCAGGCCGCGACCTCCGCGAGCGTGTAGCCGCGTTCGCGGCATCGGGACTCCAGGAAATGAACGGCGCACGTAATCATGGCAGGGGATTTCCGGAACGCCCGGCCGACGTATTGAGCGTGAGCGGGCCCAATCCGCCCGGAAAATAAATGGGCTCATCGTGCCCGACTCGCGAATTGAATTCCGTCCCTGTGCCCAACTGCGAATTATCGGGGCAATATCCGTTGAGCCGCGCGTAAATGTAATAGAAACCGCTTGAATCACAGAGCCGGACCGACAAATCGAATCGCATTTCATACGTGCCGATAAAAAACGTTTCCGACACTTCAAAACCGGGGATCGTGAACTGTGTCGGCATCGACTCGTTAACCGGTATGGTTATTGAGCCCTTTCCCTTACAGGTCGAGTCGTCTGGTACGTCAAAAGTAAGCGTTACTTCGACCGTAACACTTTCCAGAAAACAGGGATCACCAGGCGGGGGAGGCGACGAACTCGACGAAGACGAAGACGAACTGGACGAAGACGACGACGAAGACGACGACGAAGAACCGCAACACGCACACGGGCCTATCTTCGTGGTTGTGGTGTTCATGCCGACCCGCTCCCGCCGGGGCCGCCCGCGTCGCTACCTTCGTAGAGCCGCGCCCATATCTTCGTTTTCGTGACGACAATTTCCCCGTCGATACACTCGACGTTTGTTACCACTTCAATAACCTGTTCGCCGCTTCCTCCCGACGACTCCGACGGTTTCGAACTGGACGATCCAGACGATTTCGACGTTGAAGACGACGAACTACCGCAGGAACAGAACCGGCAGCACGTTTCCTCGTCGGGATGCGGTCCGCTTGCCGGTTGGTTGCCGTTGTGAAAATCGTTGGGTTCGTTTGGCTGCGCGCAATACGATTCCGCGAAATTCCCGTTAGGCCAATAACAAAACCAATCGCCGCCGCTCGACGATCCGGACTCCGATTCCGACGACGCGGAGGAACTTCCGCACCCGCACGCCTCGCAGCATTCATCCTCTGTATCGTGCGGCCCGTTGACCGGCGTGTTGCCGTTGTGGTAGTCGCCTGGTTGGTTCGGCTGCGCGCAATAAGCCAGCGATTCGTCTCCGTTTGCCCAATAGCAAAACCAGTTTCCAGGGGAAGACGAACTTGACGCACTGGACGACGCCGAGGAATCCGAAGACGACTTCGACGAACTGGACGACTTCGAAGAACTTGAAGACGACGACGAAGACGAACTTGACGACTTCGACGAACTGGACGAAGACGACGAAGACGACGACGAACCACATTCGCACTCCATGATCCGGAGAATGCGCCAAAATGGTTCCGAATCTTTTTCCGCCGGCGTTTCGTACCGCGCCTCCAGGACCGAGCCGCGTTCAAGCGACGCGGACGGGTCGAACCCCTGCGATACGTTGAACGTCGCCAGGGTGGAGGCTATATCCCAAAGGACGACGGTTTTCTCTCCGCCCTCCATCGGCAGAAAGATAGACCCGCACTGCGAGTCAGTATGGGCGCGGCTTAACGTGACTTCGTCACAAACGACGCCGCCGCAAGATTGTAGGGTTCCGATGGTGCGAAAAAATTTGTCGCGCTGGGGCTCATCGGGACGATAGGGCCAATATCCCGCGCCGCGCACGCCGGGGCCGCGCTCTACGGTTTTCACCGCCGCCGCGATGCGCTCCGCGGCTTGCTTCGTGAAAACAACGCCGGGCTTGCGTTCCGTCGGTGTGCGCCGGGCCATTAAGTGATACCCCCGAACCCGGAAAAGCTACGCGATTCGTAAGGGTTCGCGCCGTCTCCCCCGTTGATAACGACCGGGAAACCGGGCGTTCCGGCATCCACTGCGACGCCGCCCGAAAGGCTGGCGGGTTCCTTAATGGGCTTTTTATCCTGCCCGAGTATGGCCGCCGTGTATTGCCCGGAACCCGTCGGGTTTCCTTCCCCGTCAACAAGCTGCGAATAGCCAATATCCAGCGGCTTGAGGAACCACGTATCTTTTCGGTAGGCGAAATCGTAAGAGACTTCCCAATAAACAAACGTCGCCCCGTCCGCGTTTTCCGTTTTCTTAGAGAACCGGCCGCCTTGGCATTTCCAGGTGAATTTTGGACAACCTAGAAACGTGTCGTTATTCAACGTGTTGGTATAGCTTTCAAGGATGCCGAGAAACGACAAGTCGCCGTAGCACCGCGTGAGCGATACGGATAGCTCCGCCTGTTCCATAGTCAGGTCTGGCAGCGCGACCCCGGCGGAATTCGTAATCGGGTTTCCGGCAATGTCCTTCCAACAAGGGGCCGACGTTACGCCGGAGCCGCCGCTCCATACGTCCGCCGGCAATTGGAACGGGGCCGCCTGTTGCTCGCTTGATGGGACGGAATACTTGACCGTAACCAGGTAGAGCAACAACGTGTCGCCGCGCGGCTTACAGTCAAACTCCAGCGCGAACACACTGCCGTCGTCCGGATGGGTATCCCCGAACGTGATCCCCGGCGCCTGCGATATGTCGCGGATTGACGTAGACGGCGAATCGACGCGCACGATGAACGACCGCGAATACGTCATCGTGTCCCGGTACTTGCCGGACACACTGCGGTCGTCGATAGATTCCGTCACCGCTACGATCGCCATATCTGCCCCTTAGAAATCCTGTTCGACCAGTTCAAGGCCCATATCTTCCGTGTTGTCCGCGATCCGCGCGAGATTGGCGGCGTTTTCCTTTTCGAAGGTCCGCTTCCCGCCGTCAGGGGTCATCAGACGGAGCATTTCATTCACGCCGGCCGTGGAGCGAACGTCGAGCCCCTTTGCCAGCTTCGCTTCCTCAATCTTGACCTCGACCGGCTGTTTCGGGTCTAGCGTTGTTTTCTTGACCTCATCGGTAGCCGTGCGGGCTTTCTCAATGTCGGCCCGGATGCCGCGGAACGCCGTCGTGATGGGGCCGGCAACGCCCTCCGCCCCATCCTTCGCCCGGTCCCCGAATGTCTCCCCGAATAGCCGACCGGCTTCCGACGCGTTATCTAGCATCGCCTGCCCGTAGGCCGCCGCCATTTCATTTGATGCCGCCGCCAGCTTTTCGGCTTCCTCCGCGTAGCCCCCGGCTCCGGGTATGTAGCTCGCCGCGCCGGCAATCAATTCGAAGAACTTGCCCGCGACGTTGAGCAACACGGCGCCGATAGCGTTTCCGGCAACTTCGAACGACTTAAAAACCGCTTCCGCGAACGAAACCGCCCGGCCGAATAGATCGACGACCGTAGCCCAATACTGGCCGACGCCCTCCGCAAACTTGAAGACTTCCGGAATGTTTTGAATGATGTAGTCCGCGACGCCGGCCAGGTACTCCGCGCCGTCTAGAATGCCGTCCGCGATAGCCTCCCCGATATTCGCGCCGCCGAACCCCGTCACGAAATTCGTAAAGGCTTCATTGATCGCCGTAATTGCCGGGGCCAGGTTCGCCGTAATCTGCGTTACAACGCCCTCAATAGCCTTTTCCACGAGCGTCCAGGAATCGTTCATTGCTTCGACGTTCGTGCCCTGGACGTTCGTCAGGGCCAGCCCGAACCGCTCCGCCTGTTCCGTCGCCTGCCGGATGCCTTCGCCGCCGCCCGCAAACAACGGGAGCAACTCCGCGCCGGCCTTGCCGAATAGCGCGATGCTCGCCGCGGCCCGCTCCGCTTCCGACGGTAGCGCGGCGATTCCGTCCGCTATCAACGCAAACCGTTCCGAGCCGCTTTTCCCCTGGAGGTCTTCAAGAGAAAGGCCGATCGCGGCAAATGCCGCCGTCGCGGTCTTCGACCCCTGCGCCGCCAATACAAACGCCCGGTCCGCCTTCGTGAGCGCGTTGGCAATCTTGTCGACGCCGACGCCGGCCAGGTCGCCCGCCAGTGCCAGGCCGGCAATCTCGCCGTATGTCTGCCCCGTCCGCGCCGCAAGTTTTGATAGCGTGTCGATCGTCTCTGACGCGGCCGCCGACATGCCGTATAGCGACTGCGTAGCCGCCGAAATGCCGGAAGCAATCTGCCCGAATAGCTGCGCCCCCGAAATGGCCGTCAACGTCCCCAGGCCGGACCGTAGCCCCTTAACGTCTTTCGCCAGTGAGTCGAACGCCGCGGATGCCGTCTTCGTGCCGGCAACCAGGCCCGCCGTATTTGCGGTGAAAACAGCGGCGATTTTCGAAGTCGACATGGTTCAACGGCCCTCTAGCTGTTTCGCAAACACGGGAATCTTCCGTAGTTCCGCGATCATTTCTTCCTTAGTCTGGGGCCGGATCGGCTGGGGCTCCGGCTCCCGATACGTCGGGCTAAACTTCGTTTCGAAATCCGGTCCCGTCTTTCCTCCGAGCGCCGCGCCCAACAGAGAAACCATTCGCCCACTTCGCCGCCAATCGTCGCCCCACGGTTCCAGGTCGTAGAAATGCCGCCACTCCCGGACCAAATCCATAGGCATCCGCTCCGCGAGGCCGTCAACGTCTACCGTCCCCATCGCCAGCGCCAGCCGGAACAGGAACAGCCGCTCAGGCTCTCGCTCTAGTCTTTTTTTGCGTCGTCCGTCGCCTCCGGCCCGCGTAGGACGCCGCCCCAGGCGGAAACGTACAACTCCATAACGGCCTTTGGCGGCATAGCCTCGACCTGCCCGACTTCCTCCGGCGGAAACATGCGCGTCCCGTCCGGGTTCGCCAGAACGACCGCCACCGTCCGGGCAATCAACTCCGCCGACGGCTCCGCGCCGTTTAGCCGCCGATGCTCCAGCGCGATCGAATGCCACTCCGAAAACGTCGGATACCGTAGGTCGACCTCGACGCCAAGCGCCGGAACCGCCACCGGCTCCAGGCGGTTCACCGCCCGGCAAGAATCTAAAAGAGAATCGCGAGAAACAGCCATCACCCTGCCCCCTTTAAATAAATTGAAATTCCATCGTGGACCGAACAACTTCGCCAGCCGAACCGCTTACCGTCAGTTTCGACAGCATCGCCGCATACGAAACGGTTCCCCAATCCCCGGAGATCGTCAGATTCCCGACCATGCCGGTATCCAGGGCGCTATAGACGGGCGTCCCCAATAGTTCCACGGTCGCCGTGCCGGGGTCGATCGTGCCGGGGTGATACTGCCGGACGACGCGCGACGCGTAACCCGTGCCGACCGTGTTGGACTCAATGCCGGTTACGTCCGACGGAGAACAGGTCGCCGGCGTCGTGTCGAACCGGACAAGGCCGTTCAGCGGGAACCCCGCGAACCGTGCGAAGGTGCCTTGAGCGTCTGGGAAATGTTTCGCCATCGGCCAGCCTCCGGCTAGGCCGCCTGCGATGCGGGCGCCGGGTCAGTCGACGGAGCCGGGGCCGGCTTCAAGAACGCCGCCAAAAGTTCCGGGTCGTCGATAGCGAACTCCGCCGTTCCCTTGATAACGTCCCCGACGGCCGCCTCGACTTCGTAGGACGCACAACGGGCCGTGCCGCTAATGCCGAGCCCGGCGCATTCGATCGGGTACGCCTTATCCGTCGGCGGTTCCTCCAGGCCCAGGAACGAAATCGAAACGATCGCCAAAACGCCCTTGTTCGGGTCGTCAATCAGCGGGGGATCTTGATAGAGGCGCTTTGAGCCGGAGGGAATGTCGGTAGTCGAAACGTCAATCTTGTCGTCGGTAGACGACCCGTTGACCTTTTTCTTGATATTGGTGCAGCCGAATTCCTGCCCGGCAAAGGTAAACGTGATTCCCTGCGAATCTTCGTAAGGGTAGGCCATTGCGTTAAACCTCGCGAAATCGGATTTCGAACTGGAGCGCTACTGTGTACGTCGGTTTTCCCTCGCCGGCGAAATCGACAAGATCGCCGTCGGCCTCATCGGCCAGGAACACGCGTTCGATTGTTACGCCGTCCGCCTCCCCCTTGAAATTGTCCACAGCGACCCGGACCCGCTCCGAAAGTTCCTTCCCGGCCGCGTAGGTGTCGGAGTAAATCCAGACCGAAAACGTAGCCAGGGGGAGGCCCGCGTTATTCGTCAACGTCCGCTCCCGGCTTGTCGCCGTCCGCTGGTAAACGACATACGGGGTAACGGCGTTTTCCGGCGCCTGGATAGGGAACGTCCGGCAGTTCGTCGCCGCTTCAATCGCCCCGCGGAGCCATTTTTCGGGGTAGCCCATCGCGTTACCTCTTTTTGTTCTTCATGTAGTTTTCCAATTGCCGGCCGGCCGCCTCCAGGCCCGCGGATAGGTGCAACCCCATGGACGCGGCAATACCGGGTGCCATCGACCGGAACAGCGTTCGCAGGAACCAACGCGGGTCTACCTTGCCGCGGTTCGCGCCGCCCTTGCCCGAGCGGCCCGACGTTCCTTCCTCGACCCACAACGCGTGGTT